CCACCAGTAGCAAACACCAGAAAGGTGGTCTTGCCAGCGGTTGGCGTGTAGGTGCCGTTTGCTGTGAATGTTTGGAGAGATGCGCCAGACGCAACGGTGCCCCATGATGCAGCACTGCCACTGGTAACCAGTGCCTTGCCTGCGTTACCGCCTTGACTGGGCAGTAGTGCGGCTAGCGCCAATGCTGCTGTCGTGGCACCCGTGCCGCCGTTAGCGATTGCGGTGATGCCGCCTGCGTTGAATCCGGCAGGATCCAGCACACCAACTGTGATCCAAGCAGTGTTGGAGTTGTTCCGCACCTTCCACACTGGCGGGCTGCTGCTTGTATCAACCCAAGGCTGAAATGCAACCGTTACGGTCGGCGCACTGTTGCCGCTGCTTTGGCTGTAGAGCGCGGCTAGGTTGTCGTTGATGTCTGCGCGAACGCTTGGGAACGTTGCGTTTTGAACTACTTGATCAGATTGAGCCATTAGAAGGCGCGACCGTAGCCAACGGCATTGTACGTAAAGTTTACCACCTTTCTGCTGCCGCCTTGCAGAAACTCAACATCAAAGCCAGTACGAGTCAGGTTCGTGATTTCTGCATGTGTGTTTGCTCCAATCGACAATGCTGTAACACCAACACTAGGCAGCAGGGTGTAATACGGATCACCAACGGTTACTGCTTTATAAAAAGCATTGGCAAAGGTGATAGTGGTTACAGCACTGCTGCTGCTGGTCAGTGTGTTCAGGCTTGTAGTCACGCGCCGGGTTAATTCCACTTCTGCGCCAAGCTCATCAACAGCAACGCCGATCAGTTCTGTCTCAGTAGTTATAACCGCTTTTACTAAAATGCCCCGGCCACGGACCATTCCACTGACAAACTCAATCCATGGACCGTATGTAGGTGGTGGCAACGGTGGCAACGGATTTGGATCGTCCTGCGTCACGCATACGTACATTGCAACATTAACTTGATCCGCAACGGTGCCGTCAAAGAATCCGCTTTGCGAATCAAAATTGCCGGTTACTGAATCAAACAATGATGAGAAAACTAGCGGACGGCTGACAACGTTTCTGCGGATTCTAAAATCATAAATATCGCCAAGGTCAAAAGGAGTTGCTACTTGGTATTCTGCTCCACAATCCCCTTCGCAATAAATTGTTTCCCAGTAGCTTGGTGATACATAAATGTTTGGCGTAAGCACAAGAGCTGTTTCTCCCGCGTCATAAGTACAATTTGTTTTCGCTCCGCTGAATGGTGTAGCAAGACTTTGTTCGGCCCATTCTTTTACAGTAACTCGTGATTCCGGTTCTGGCAGCACAACTTCAATGCCAGTTGCATTTGTTGAACGATTGCCAAGAAAATCCTCAAACTTTAAGAAGTAAGTACCCGGCACCAAAGGCACTTGCTTTTGCGTGGAACTACCGGCAACAGCTTGAACAATGTCATTGCTGCCATTCCACTCAGCCGTTGCCAATTCTCGTGGATCATGGCGAATAATGACCCGTCCACCAACGCGCACATCAAGTTCTGTTGCCTGTCTCCAAGTAAGGATGACCACATCCTCACCAGTTGCAATGGCACTTAAATCTCGTACGTCTGATGGTGCCGCACCAAGACCGGCCACGGTGTAACTAGCCAAGGCTGGCTCGCTGAACAGAATGTTGGTGGAGCTGATGCTGCTTACTTGGATCTGGTAGTTACCAGTTTTTGCGTCGAGGATGTCAAACGTGGTGCCTTGAACTGTGACCGTGGTGAAGTTGTCGTCTTCGTGGCGATACTTGACACGAAACTTTTTAATCCCTTGTGGTGCAAACCAGCCAAATGTAATCTTGACTGCGATGCGTCCATTGAGTTCGTATTGCACCTCTGGGCTGATTCCACCGCCAGGTTGTGGGGTGCTAATAACCGATAGCTCAGTTGGTTGCGCAGGAATTACGTTGAGGTTGGTCGTGTCCCGGAATTCAAGTGGTGCGCCGTCTTCGATGTAGGCATACTTGCTTTCATTATGCGCAATGGCGGTAATGCCGTAGTTGATGCCATCTTGCTCGTTAATGCTCAGCACACGCCAGGTAGATGCCTGAAGCGATGGACTTTCAAGGATCCAAATGCTGTTGATATTAGGTGCGGCAGTTAATGCCGACTGCAAAGTGATAACGCTGCCAACAACCGTTGAAACTTCCCGCTGCTCGACGCTGCCATCTGGCAAGATCACGCTGAGAATTGAGCCACCTTCAATGCTGAGGTCAGTGTCAGCAGAATTATCAACCGTGATTGACGTGGTTGTTGCGGCACTGATACGACCAGCACGACGCGAGCCAGCGCGGACCGGATCTGAGACCAGGATGATTTGCCCAGGCCGCACTTGCTGACCAGCATCAAGGCTGGAGGCAAAGGTGCAGACTTCCTTTTCGCAGCGTTCGGAGAACAGCAGCCAGCGACCGATGCGGTTGGCCTGGCCGCGACTGGTGCAGGCAAAGGCACTGATCTCAGACTTGACAACGCCATACTTGGCGATGGCATCGGTGTCCTCGACCACCTCGTAAGCCGTGTCCCGTAGGTTGAGATCCAGGTAACTGACCACCGCCACGTTGGGGCGGATCTTCAGGCTGCTGCCGCTATAGCTGAAACCTTCAGGCGTTACGTTCGCTTGGTTGAACAGATACACCGGATCGGATGGTGCATCCTGCGCAATGGTCAGGCTGCCAGTACTCCAGAACGCTTGGCAGCGCATGACGGACAGTAGATCATTGACCAGCTTGTATGCTTCTTCAGCGGTTTGGATTGAAGTGTTGCAACTGAACCGTGCTTCTTGACCACCAAAGCCATCATCGACCAGGGCGTTGGAGTATTTGCTAGCGGCAAAGAATGCCCACTTATCAAGCTGTGCTGCGGCAATGTGATTGCCAAATCCATAACGGGTGCTAGTCAGCAGATCCCATAGGATCCACGCGGGACACGATGTCCAGGTAGCTGCTAAGAATGTGCCATCCCAAACAAAGTTAGTCGGATAAATAATGCGGCCAGTTGCCGAGTCAACCGTTGTGCCGCTTGGAATCCGAACCTTGATTCCCTTGATCAGATAACTACGCGAAGGGATGCTGCTGAACTGCTCAGCATCAACGCGAATTCCAATCAATGCGCTATTGGGGTAGGTCAGTTTTGCATCAATGATTTCGGTGTAGCTGCTCCAGTTGAAGGCATTAGTCAGCAGTGAGTCGGTGCTGTCATCGGTGATACGGGTGACCTTGATGTCAACAATGTCAGATGGGTTTGGCCGCACCAGTGCAATCAAGTAATCCTTGCGGTATTCATCTGCTGTGCGACCACTAATGGTGTCGTCAATCTTGGTTGTGTAGCCACCACCTTGATATTGCACAGCAATTTGCAACCGTACACTGGCGCCGGAAGTGTCGCCGTTAGTGCTGTTAATTTGCTGAAGTGATGGGATGGCAATCGTGACGCGAACGGAATCAACATCAACATCCGTAATAGTCCGAACCTGCGGAACGTCTTTGACAACTGTTAAACCAACAGGCTTCTCGTCTTCAACGCCACCACCTAATGGGATGTAGGTCTGGTTCTGGGTGCCGTTGCGAGTGTAGATCTCAACGTCTTGAAAGTTGTAGCTGCCGTCTGGATTTTGCAGGACGGTGTTGTTAAGAAAGATTGACTTAAATCCATCGGCCAAACCTTGAATCTCGCCTTCGGAGATTAGATCAATAACGTTGGCATACTGCCTCGAATCAAGACTGTCTGGTGCGGTGCTTGGTGTGCGGCTGCTGCCACCACCACCTTTGCCAAAACCACCGCCGCCACCTGCACCAATGATTGTCATGCCGTCACCTGCACGGTGTCAGTGCCAGCGGAAATCACCACGCTGCCGACCAGCGTGAGGCCATAAACGCAAGGTACAGGCACACCTTGCCGGGATGTTTGTTGAATGCCTGAGAAGTTATATGTTTTGCGTGGATCGTCAGCCGTGTCTGGGCCTTGCGGAATTTTGGGGACTGGTGATAGCAGTTCTGATACACCACCAAGAATTAAGGCACCACCTAGAAGTCCGATCTTGGTCATGAGTGCTCCGCCAATTGCCGCCCCAACACCAGGAAGCAACAATGAAAAAGCAACCAATGCAATACCGGCAATAATTCTTCCGACCGCACCAGCACCTGCGATCACGGGCACAATCTTGATGTCCTGCTGCCCGGCTGGGTCGTGGATTTCGTCTAGCCCCAAGTCGTAGGTGCCAACCGTTACGCGGTAATGTTGCTCGGCCATGTGCTGCTCTAGGCCAGGGAAGTTAGCCACCAGCATCCGCACTGCCTCAGCCGCAGTGGCCACGTCTGCTTCGAGCACACGCCTGCCAATGAACTTGGCCAACTGCCCGTAGAGCTTGATCTTACGGAGCATGACGCAACCTCCTTCCGGTTACTTTAGCCAACCATCCACCATACATGTCCCGGCTACTAAGGCGACCTTGGATGTGATGGAGCACCATCCCATCGCCAACATACACCGCGCAATGGTTCAAGCCTGGTGCATTGATTGACATCAGCAGCAAGTCGCCACGTTCCAGGTGCTCGTCTTCTTCCAGTTCGCGGAATCCAGTTGCCGCCCAGCAATCCTCGAACATTGGTGCGGCAAGGAAGTCGGCTGGATCCGTTGGCCGTTCCCAGTCACGCAACGCGATGCCTTGCTCGGCATACCAATCACGCGCCAGGGTCCAACAATCCTGCACGGCCCACACCCACTGGCGGCCAATCAGCGGTGCTCGGTAGCCGCATGGCGTGTAGGTGCCCCACGCCTTGGTCTTGGGGTTAACAATGTGCCATGGCAGGCCACTGGCCTCCGCTGCCACCTTGTCAGCTTCACTAGGCATCGGCATTGTGACCGGATGGCTGTGAACGATGCCGGCGATTTCACCAGCATCTTCAGCAGCGGCGTAATCCTCTGGATCCAGCATGAACAATTGCTCGGGATGCGTGGCAAGGTTGCGGCATGGCCAGTAGCGTTCGCGACCTTTGATCACCACAACCACGCCACAAGACTCCCGAGGGTCCTCGGCCACCGCATGGTCAAGAGCAGCATTAAGCCAGGTCATGCGAAGTAGGTACCGATGCCAACATAGCCGCCGTGGGGCAGCTCAGAATTCTGGCCAAACCGTGCCTTGCAACTGTCAACCCTTTTGCCGCACACGTCTTGATTTGCGTTACCAACTGCCACATCACTTGCATCAAAATAATTAGTGCCGGTGTAGCTACATTCAGCCGAGCGGTAGACCCACTGGCAACGGGTGATGCATTGCCGCTTAGGTGCCCTGATGCCTGCCATGTCAAACGCACTGGCAAGTTCAAACTCCACAACGTCGCGGTTCTCTGCCGACTTGCGATCCACAAAGAAAATCTCCCGTGGAAACTCAGCGGTTGGATCAGGCGTGCCAAATGGGTTGCCGACTTCTTGATAGATAAATGTGCTGTCTTCATACATCAATGCAAAACTGTCTTCTGCCAACAGGTAGTCAGTACCAGCGGCAAAGTTGTCTGCATCAATAAATCGTGCCAGTGTCCTGATGCGTGTCAGCTTGGCGCCTTCCAAGCCTTCGGGCAGCGTCAGGATTAACGTTGTGATGGTGCCAAGGATGTTGCTGATGCGCAACTTGGGACGCGGCAATGTCCCCTGGCCGCTGTATTCAAAACCTTCAACTTCAATTGGCAGCGCCATGTACGGCTGGGCGTTCCAAATCAAATCGCCGTTATTGTTCATGCTTGTGCCAGCATGAAAGTAATACGTCTCAGCAACACCATGCTGCGTCACATTCAACTCAAGCTGAAACAGCTCGATCAGCGCACTAGGAGTAATCTCCTGGATTGCATCAGCAATGGCAGCGTTCGTCATGCTTTATGTGATCGAAGCTTTGACAACTGCAAAGCCAATCACAATTGCTTCTGACAAAGAACCAGCAGTTATGTTGCGGACATTGACGGAAGCTGATCCGGCTGCTGCTTGAGCATTCAACAGGTACGAGCCCGCCGTACCACCGCTGACATGGTTGAGCACCAGCAGATCGGTTGCTGCAATGGTGCTATTGGTCAGCGTAAAGCTAACCGTGGTAGCGGCTGCTAGCGCTGCACCGTTCATCGTGATCCGGCCGCACCGCTTGTTCAGCGTTACCGCTGTGCTTTTGCTGGTTGACTGTGCAACCGTCCCACCATCGCCAACAATGTACCCAGCCTTATCGGTGTTAAGGTTTGTGAAGTTGGCATCAACCTCGACGTGGGTCAGCGGGCTGCCCTTGCCGGACCGGGTGACGATGGTGCTCATGGGGTTGGCTCAGAATGTTGAGTAGATATTGCCAGTATTGTGGCACGGCTAAGGCTTTGAACAATCATGGTTCAAATACCTGCTCAAACGTTGCGCTGATATTATTAAAATTGCAGCTTACAAGATTTGTATTCCACTGGAGGCAAATCCATTTTCCAGCATACCCATTAGGATCTGTCCAGTCAAAGGATTCAGCACCACCACGCGCACGCAAAAACGCCAAGATGTTGTCGCGTTCAGTGTCGGTACGGTTGGAGAATTGCAACGACCATTTCTTAGGTTGCGTGTTCAGACCATAGGCAAGGCGTTGTTCATATCCATCACCAAAGCGAACACGTTTGATAACTGGCTGCTCTTCTAAGTCAGCCGTAAAACTTGGCGTATAGGTGAAGGTTGCCATCAGCGTCGAGTACCAGCGAGCAGACCGCCTGGCCGTTGTTGCTTCACCAATTCTGCCTGAACAGCAGCCGAAACGGCAATACCCAATTGCTTGGCCTGTGCTTGATCACCTTGCACATTGGAGTTGCCACTGGCGTCCACGTTAACCACAACGCTGGTGTTGCCACCTCCAGATGCAATAACTCCAAGCTTGCCATTAGCGCCACGCTGCAACGGCATGATGGCCTCTGGACCAGCTTCGCCCATCAAGCCGGTGCCATTGGCAAAGGGGAAGATGGTTGGCCGGTTGACCACGCCACCCATCGCAAATTTCTGGATGCCATTCTGGGCAAAGACGCCACCGTCGGCGAACTGAAATCCTGGAAACAAACCGCCAAGTGCCTTGACAATCGGCTGGATGATTGCAGCGCGAATAGCAATTCGCGCTAGGTCCGAAAGAATACTGGTTGCCAGCTCTTTGAAATTGGCCTTGCCAGTGGTGACAAATGCCGTGAGTTGATCCTCCAGTCCCTGCAAGCCACCAACCACAGCGTCACCAATCGCACCGCCTAAGTCCTTCACGCTGTTGTAGTAATCCTGAAGGCGCTGCTGGATGCCTGCACCAATCGACTCGCTGTCAGCCTTTTGCTTTGCAGTTGCTGCATCCAATGCGGCGGCACGATCACGCAGCAGACGAACATGCTCAGCCAATGCCGGGTTGGTCTGGGCAAGAATGTCAAGCTGCAACAGGTTCACCTGAGCATTAAGTTTTTCCAGCTCTGTTAGTTCAGTCTTGCCGCGTGTAACTTCTGCAATCTTGGCATCGTATTCAGCAATGCTCGGCAGAAGATCTTTTAATCCTTGCAGATAGTTCTGATTTGCTAGATCCACGTTGGCCCGTGACAGCTGATTGATTAGGTCCTCAAACGGCTTAATATCCAGCGATCCACCGGCCTTGTTGACTTCGCGGGCAAGCTCAACAACGTTAAGGGTAAGCTCTTTGATTTTTCGATTGTTTTCGGTAATCGCTTGATCACGCTCCAAGAACAACTTGTCAGTCGGCGTTGCACCAACACCTTCATAGGCCGCAACAACATCAGCAACACTGTTGCGCAATTGATCTTGCAAGCTGATTGCTTTTTGCGTCAGGGTGACGCGGCGATCCTCAAGGCGCTCCTGCTCTGCCGCTGCTCGCTTGGCTTCAGCTGCTCTACGCTTGGCTTCTGCTGCTGCTTTTGCATCGGCGCTGGTGGTGTCCAATTCTGGATTGGTTCCGCGAGTACGCCGGCCAGTTCCTGGGCTAGGGGCATCAGTAAATAATCTTTGGAATTGGCCCATATTTGCTTGGAACCGCTTCATGAAATCAGCGCCAAATCGATCGGCCTCGGCTGTGGCACCTGCAAAGTCACCCTTAAACGCCAATGCAGCACGTTTTGCAAATGATCCGATCAAGCGGACAGCTTCATCCACTAGCTTTACCATTGCCAATAGCACAGCAGCTAAGCCGCTGATGCCATACTTGATAACATTAAACAGATCAGTCCAATCGGTTTCAGTATTAAATAACTCGCCAAACACTTCAAGGATTGATTGCAACGCAGGCAACAACGCATCAGTCAGCTCCAGCCCAAAGCCTTGGGTCTTGATGCCAAACTCGGTAAGCGTGTCATTGAATAGATCAGATCGGGCTGCAAAGTCTTCACCTATTTTGTAGGTGAATTTTTCCATGCTGGCCGCGCCTTCATTCAGCAGCGGAATCAATTCAGCGCCGGACTTGCCGAACAGTGCCACTGCCGCGGCCGCCTTCTGCGCACCATCTGGCATGTCAGCAAAGCGATCGGCGATCTGCTTCAGCGCTTTGTCAGCTGGCACAACCTGACCGTTGGAATCTTTGACCGACACCCCCAGCGATTTGAACTTTCGCCCTAGGTCTTCGTTGCCCTCAGCCGCTTTGACCAAGTTCACATTGAGCTTGGTTAGTCCCTTGCCTAAAATGCCGAGGTCTACGTCTGCCAACTTGGCGGCATTGCCAATGCCGATCAACGTATTGGCAGCAACGCCGGTTTTGGCTTGCAGGTTGAATAGTTCATCGCCTGCATCAATAGATTTCTTAACAATTGCACCCAGCCCAGCTACCAACGCACTGCCAGCAATTGCTGCACCAAAGCCGGCAACCGCTCCCTTAAGGCTGTTAAAACCCATTGCAGCATTTTTAGCCTGCCCTTGCAATCCCTGCATGGAATTACCAAGCCGGCGAATGTTGTTTTCGCCTACAACGTCAGCCTTGATGCGAAGCAGTGCGTCGAGGTTTAGAGCCATGTCAGCTGCTCCTGCTGTTGATCGTGAGCATTGCCGCTGCCTCCATTATCTGTAGATCCTCTAGCAGCGCGCGCTGGTCTTGTACTTCATACATCATAAACATCCAGGCCACTGCCCCATAGTCCAATCCTAGAACGCCGTTCATAGTCGTACGCCATTGCGTCTGGACTCGCATGAACATTTCTACCACCGGCCAATTCTCCTCCCAGACTTCAAAGTTTTCACTTGGCTGCTCAGGCATCACGATGCCCAAGGCTGCTGCGTCTGTGTCGGTTTCATCCACCACACCGCCGCCGGCCCAATGCTCGGCGGCCTCTGTCAGTTTTTTCTCTTGGCTCCTTTGATGCTGTCCATATAAGCCTTCAGCACTGCCACTGCCAAGAATGGCACTTCAAGCAATTGCTCAAGTGCCTTCTGGCTGAATGGCACCTCTTTGCCGTTGTCATCATTGATCCCAGACCAGCCGACCAAAAGATCGGCTGCTATCTCGGTGAAGCGTTCCAGATCGCCTAAGTCCTCCAGCTTTTGCAACTCGGCTACCATCGGGCCGATCTTGCTTTGCGGCAGGCGTTTGAACTCGCCGTCGAATGTTTGCCGCTCATGGCGGCCACCATCAACAGGAACGTCGAAGGTGACCGGCCAAACGTAGGTGTCGGACTGCTTGAGAACAAACGACATGCAGGGTGCTCTGATTAGGTAAAGGCTAGGCTTAACTCATCATTGCCAGCCGTGGTCGGCAATGCAACATAAGGGATGCTGAGCATCTGCACGCCATCCTGATCCGCGTAAGTAGGGTTTGCGATGTCACACTGACCAGCAGTCAAGGTGACACGGTTGCCAGCGGTGGTGCCGTGCAGGAATGTAAGGTTGCCGGTTGTTTCAGTTTGAGCGATGTTGAAGAAATCCTTGGTTGCTAGTGCAACCGCCTCAATCATCACAGTGCCACTGGGAGCACGATTGGTGATGAGCACCTCTTTGGTGCAACCAACCAGCTGGCGGTAAACGTTTTCGTTGGCAATGTCCAAGCTGACCGACTGAAGGCAACCGGCGTAGCTGAAAAACTCAAAGGCTGAGGTGTTGCCCTGCTTGAAGATCAACGGACTCGCCTGTGCGCTGTACGTTGTGCTGGGCAGCGCTGTGTCGGTTGGGGCATTGTAAATGCCGATCATCGTGAAGTCGATTGTGGGGATCTGACCCACCTCGGCATTCAGCGTGAACGTACCGCGACAACCGGTCAGAATGTGGCGGATGCCGTCGTTGTTGAAATAGATCGTGGCAGAGCTGAAGGAGCTGCTCACAGGCGCGTAGGTGACGCTGGTGCTGGAGACAATCGTCTCAGCCAAGCCGCAAGCCTGAAGGATGCTGCCATAGCGTGGCGCCGTGCCAGCTGTGCCAGAACCAGCCAACTCAACCTGGAACGTGATGCTGACCCGCGTGTTGGCCAGCAACTGCGGGCTGTTGCCAAGATAGTTGCGGATCAGATCCCGGCTGACTACATCAGCCTCGATTGGCGTGATCTCAAGGTTACGCACCAGCAGCGCATCGGTTCCAGCCGGCGTGCTGTCCGTGCCGTACGTGGATTCCTTTTTAACCTGGATCAGTCGTTTGCGGGTCAGAGCCATCGCTCAGTTCCTCGGTTGGGGGTTCAGAGGGATTGGCCGGCTGTGTCCGCTCAATGAGCTTCCGTTTGCCGGTTTTGGGGTCGAGCAGGTAGGTGCCGCCTTGCCCTTGATATTCATCTACCATCGTAGCTGCTATGGGCTAAGGGATAGATCGGCCACACGTGTCCGATATCTCACAGCATAATCGCAACTGATCACACCGCTAGGTTGATCTGCTTCAACAATATCAAAAGAAACTGAGACAGGCTGCACATCAAAGGCATAGCCGCCCAATGTCAGGTCCGCCATCACCTTGGCGTGCAAGCTTTCAACTATTGAATCAGCCACTTGATCAGGGACATCACCGCGCACGATCACTGAGATGCGCACGTTCAATGTCCAATCCAGCGTTGGCAGACTGGTATTCTGCTCGGCATTGTCGCTGACAGGTTCAACCACAATGGCAGGCAGCTCGCCCCTGGCCAATGGTTCAACCCTGCTGCGATAGATCCTTGTACTGACTCCGGTGGTGCCGGTTAGAGCAGTGCGGATAGCTGCAAGGATCGACTCACGTTTAGTGGTCATGTCTTTTGCAGTGCAATCTGAACAAACTTGCCGTCATCAATCAACATGGTTTCGCGCACGGTGTAAGCCGCACCATCAACCGTGATCGAGTTGCCGCGAATCAAGCTGCCAAACTTTGACGTCCGTGCAGTCAGCGTGTAGTCAGTGCTGAGCACCATGCCATCGCTCAAGATCTGGCTAGGCATATCCAAGATCCCATTAGCAGTAATGGCGCCAGCTGTGCAGCTGACGCCAAAATCTGCCAGGAAGATGTCCAGATCTTCCGTGATTGCCATTAGGCGTATTTGGCAGAAGCCAAGCCTTGGACGGACAGAGCACCAGTGCCGGTGCCACCAGCAACAGTCAGCGAAACTTTAACGAAACGCTTGATGTCGGTGACATTGACATACAACTTCTGGCGGGAAGCAGTGTTGGCGGCTGTGGTTGTAAAGCCACCGCCGGTCACGTCGGTGTAAGAACCACCGGAGGTATCCGAATGGGTCAGCTTGACAGCAAAGGTGATGCTGGCGCCACCAGCGGCAGCGTCAAGTAGAACAACCATGTCGCCTTCGTAGCCAGCCAAATCAATGGCGCTACCGGTCGTGGTGGAAGCACCAACGGCAGTAGGGAACAAAGCGAGTTGGGTTGTCTTGGTCCCAAGGTTAAAAACGGTCATTGTGGTTTCCTCCGTCTGGAGGTTGTAGGTGTGGTCTTAACTGGCTCTTTGACCGGAGCCTCGGTAACTTGCACAGCTTTACCAATGCCGATCAGAAGTCTGGCGTCGTCAGGGGATGCCTCAATGACATCCCCAACACGAACTACCCGGCCTGCAAGCATTGTTTGCCGTAGGACCTGGATCAACATCAGAGGGTGTTGTTGCCGCGGCAGAAGGATTCAGGATGGCGAATCGCAATGTCGCAATCCTGCATCGCAACAACCCGCACGGTGCCGCTGGTGCTGTGGGTATAAGGATCGACCATCAGATCCAGACCAGAGAAGTAACCGATGATCAGGTCGGCAAAGTTGCCAAACCACAGATCGTTCGATGCAACTTGGTTGGACAGCACACCGCGATAACCGTTGACCTCACCGCCTTCCATCAGGAAGATGCCGGAGCCGGCGTCTTTCTTGGTGGTCTTCAGGTTGCCGCGCATGGCGGCGTTCATCAGGTAGACAGGTGAACCCAGCAGAGCGTTAGCAGTAGCGACGTCGGATTCCATGTTGACGACTTCCGCAAAAGTGGGAGCGTCAGCCGCGAAGTCTTCGGTAGCAATGCCGGTGGTGTTCTTGAGACCCAGAGGCTCGCTGTTAGAGCCAGTGCCATAAAGACCAGCTGCGTCGATCTTCAGTGCAATCACTTGAGCCAGATCGTTGCGGACCATGTTCTCCACGTCAATGGAGGACTGGACCATCAAGCGACGGCTGAAGTCGGTGAAGGCAGCAACGGTGCGGGGCACCAGGCTGACCTGATCAATGGTCTGCTGAGACTCAGTAGGAGAGCCAGACTCAGCAACCCAGTAGGCAGTGGCAGCACCCGACTGACGGGGGATAGCCACGTTGCCGGTCAGGCCGGTCAGCACGGTGGCGCCAGCTTGGTCAAGGGCAGAAGCGTTGCGCAGCAGGTCGATGAACGAACCGGCATCCAGCTCAGTGGCAACCAAGTTACCGCCAGCAGTGGCAGCTCCAACGTTCAGGTCGCGACGCAACACATCCTGGGGAATGGTGATGCCGCGGCTTTGACGGCCAAGCTTGGCAGCAGCGGCGTCAGATGCCTCGATCTCAAATGCGGCAGCCTCACGGGCAGCGCGATCGGTTGGGTTGGACAGATAGTTGATAGCACGCAAGAAAGAAAAGCTACGGCTTTCCTTTTCGCTAAGGCCGATTTCGGCAGCGCTCATGGTGACAGGCTCCTGTGGGATGTTCATTTTGTCGAGAACAGCAGCCCGAGCTTCGTCGATTGAACGACCAGACTCGACCAGCTGGCGGCCCATCTCGCCCATTTTGTGCTTTTCGCACAGGGCAGAGATCTCAGCAATGCGGGTGCGCTCAGCCTCGGCGGCTTCGGCCCGCACCACGGCCAGATCAGGGGTGGTGGATTCCATTGAAGGAAGGGGATCAGGGGATGGTGCTGCCGAAGCAGCGGGTTCTGTGGGCGTCAACGCACGGCCAATGCCCACAGTTTTGTCAGCAGGGACGCTGACAATCGACACCTCATAAGGTGCCCAGGCAGTAGCAACAAAGTCACCACTGCCGCGCTCCTCCATTTTGTCAATAGAGTAGCCGAAGGAGACATTCCGAAGAACGCCGTCCTTCACATCGCCCAAGATTTCTTGAGCAAAGGCATTGCGGCTGAACCGCACACGTGCATAACCACGTCGGCGCTTGTCGTCAATTCTGGCGCCTTCAACCACACCAATCACACGGTCCGGGTTGTGGTTGAACAGTAGGGGCGCGCCATCATTCAATCGACTGAGATCAGCTGCATTGGCGTCATGACTCAGGATCTCATTGCCGAAATAACGAGCAACGGGGAACTCAGAGCTAAACGGAAACTCATACGTGCGATCTTCTACCTCATCAAAGGTGGTGAGTTCAGCACGTTGATACTTGCCTGTCAGGCTGCGACCTTCGCCGTCACCAGTAGCTTCTTCAAACATGATTGGATTGAAGTCATGATCAGCCAGCCAATTCCGAGCTTCGGCTGCGGTAAATACTGAACTACGAAACCGAATTGCTTGCAATTCGCTCTCGCCTTCCTTGATGCCATAGATGAAATCCACGCCGTTGCCGCCTTCATCATTGATGCGACGCAGCGAATCGTACTGTGCTGGATCTTTCAATCGCGCAGCGTGTTCGTTTGGATAGGGGCGCTCCATTTCCATAGCGCTTCTGTCTTGTAGTGTTTTGATTCTATCGCTCTTGTTAATTGCCCAAGTCTGTCCAGCATCACCTCCCCATGCTGCCCATGCCACGCGACCTGGTGATGGGTAGCCATCTTCATCGGGATTAAACCCTTCGCCTTGCTTATCCACCTCATGCCTGGCGAACCATGCCGCCATCGTGATCACGGTGTCTGGACTCAACTCATCGCCACTCAAGATTTGGCTGGCCCTGTTTGCCGCCACCTCAGTGCCACCCTGCTCACCTTCAGCCTTCCAGTCGCGGTAGCGCTGAGCTTCTGTGCGCATTCCATCGGTCGGCATCAGATCAATTTCGGTTCCGTTTACGTTTGCCATCAATCCTCTGGATCCTCCAGCGGATCTTCAAGTACCGACAGTTCCTCGTACTCTTCTTCTTCCGTTGGCGTTTCGGTTTCTTCAAACGGATCAATGGATCCGGCTGGCCTGACCTGCGTCAAGCCGGCATTGCTTACTTCGCTTGGATCTGTATCAAGAACAATACCTAGCTCATCAAGTTTGGCCAGCTCGGACTGACGCTGTGTCAATACATCATCTAGGTCACCGCCCTGCTCGCTGATCACTTGCGCCAGTGTCTTGAAGCCGCACCTGACAGCTGACTTGTAAGCGTCCACTTCACGCTGCGGGTCTACCCATTCCCAGCTACGAGGAACCCACTTGCTAGCCCGGTAACGGTCAGGGTTGGTTTCATAGCCTGGCAGATTCAGCACACCGCTCAGCACTGCCATCTCAAGCCATGCCTCAAAGACCGGCTGATGGAAGTTCTCGATCATGTACCGCTGCAACACCCGATAAGTGTCGCGCTCCTCAAGCAGACTCAGCCGGCTGCTGCTGTAGTTGCTCTCGCTGAAGTTTTTGCTGATGCTTTCAAAGCTGACACCAACACCAGCAGCCACTGCCCGCAGCATTGACCGGGTGAACGGTTCAAGCTGGCCATCAGGTGCGTTCAAATCCGGCACTGTTACGCTCTCGCCTGGTGCCAGATACTTGAACACGCCAGGCGTGAACTCACTGACCCGCTGGCCTTCGTAGATCTCATCACCAACCAACTCTCCCTCAGGTGATTGGATGAATCCCATCAAGGCGCTGCTGGCCCGGGCCCTCACCACCTCGGCCTCTTCATAGCCTTGCAACATGTGCAGGCGCATCAGTGCTGATGCAAACCATGTGACGCCTCTGGTCTGGCCTGGCCGCTCTGGCAGAAACAGATGGATCACCTCATTAGCAGGCACCCGGATCCGCCGACCATTGGTGCGTGGGTTGCCGGCGTATGTGTCACCCGGATGGTTGGCATAGAAGTGGTAAGCCTGTGGCCGGAGGTATCCATCTACCTCGATGCCCATTCGAACCGTGTTGCCATCCGCCGCCTGTGGCACATCGTCATCAATCAGATAGTCAGCCTCAAGCACCTGCAATGCAAATGGAACCCGGCTGTCGCCAAACGGCTGGCGGATCATCCTGATGAACACCTCACCCGACTCGGTCATGCTGCGCGCCAGCAAGCGCTCCATGTCATGGAAGCCAAGCATCCCGCTGACATCACAGCGGCTTTTGTGCATCCACCGCTCCCACTGCTCATGCACTTGACCATTGATCGCCTCATCAAGACGTGACCCATTCAGCATCCGGATCTGGCCTTGATGCCGGATGCCGTGACCGATCACATTGTTTTGGATTGCGCGAACTGCTTGCCTTGCATAATCGTTGTCGCGCACCAACTGCCGAGCACGATTGCGCAGTGCCTTGAAGCTTGACTTGATCTCGCTGTCGGCGCTGGTGCCACTGGTCACCCAGTCAGCAGTCAACCGGCTGACCCGTGCGCCTTGATACGCCCGGCGCTGCGGCCGCAATGGCTCAAAACCCATTGCCCGAAACAGCCGCGTACGCAATCCCATCAGAACCTCACGAACAGATTGTGGGGATTGCCAAGACCGTTGGCGATCAGGTCCGCCATTTGCTCACGCTTCACTTCAGCCTTGAGCTTACTTTCAAGTTGCAACAGATCGGCCATGTCATATTTCTTAAGGTTGCGGTTGCCAATGGTGTACTCCTTCGCGACACCGCCCGCAACAATTGCTCTGATCGCAGCTTGCACTGCGGCCAAATCCTGCTCGGCTTGTGACCGGCCATCAACTGCGCCGGGTGTGCCGGTGTAGCTCAGACTACGCAGCACCGTCAGCTGGCCCGATCCCATCGTCACCGTGCTGCCAGTCTTGGTCGCTACGGCTTGCCAATACCACTGGCCTTCATTGAAATCAGCGCTAGTGGCCGCGGCAATCGTGAACTCCCATCCAGTGCCGTAGGCGGTGCCCACCACCGTCGCACCTTCGGTTGATGTATTAGTCCGCAGGTAATACGTCAGCGTGTAGTCCGAGCTGCTGATTACATTGCCCAAATTGTCCGCACCAGGAATGTCCCGCCATTTGATGGTGTCGCCTGCCCTGATCTCGCTGGGGATGTTCACGCTCTACCAGTTGCTTACAAATCCAGGGCCGGCCGCGGCATGTGCCGGTGGCTGTTGTTTCGATCTTAACGGTATCTTCTTGCCATGCTCAAGCTGATCTGACAATTGCTGCCACATTGTTGCCCTGTTCATCCGTCTTGAGAACAACAGCATCGCTGCATAGGCATAGACAACACAGTCCAGCGCTTCGTTTCGATCGCCAGCTTTCTTTACCCACTCCCGAATTGGGAACCCGCGGTGATACCGCAACGCTTGGCGCTCGCTGGTCAGCTGTCTGAAATACTCCTCATCCGCAGCCATCCCGAAATACAACGTGCCGACACCACCCGTTTCGTTGTGTCGCAACCGACCAAACAGCGTGGTCTTGATCGTGTCAGTGCCCAGCTGATACAACGTCACGCCACGCTTCAGCACTCTCCCCTGCCAGCTCACGTCCACCTTGTTGCCCTTGCCAACCGCTGGGCTGTTGCGTCTGCTGCTGCCTTTGATCGCCACCACGTTCTGCCGCACGCGATCACGCACATACCGATACACCTCATGGGTGCAGTGGCCACCACTATCCACTGCTACCTGGGACACCTTCAACATCTTGCCCGCAACGGTTGGCCACTCCGTCACCAGCACCTGATCCAACTGTGCCCACACTTCGGTCTGCGTAGGGTCGCCCATCAGCTCCTGATGCCACACCATCCAACCCGTCTCGCCTTCGCCCCAACCCCATACGCTTACCGCCAGCCGGTTGTCCTGCACGTCCACACCACAGGTCAACAGCACCACACCATCAGGGCAGGTGCCTGATTCATACGCCAGCCGCTTAGCCATCAACCCATCAGCGCTCACCGCTGCGGCGTAGTCCTCCTCCCATGTCTCGGCCAGCCTGGTATTCACAAACACTTTCAACGCTGGCGCATCTGATTTGGCGCGCAGAAAATCCTCCACCAACTGCTCCCAACTGCACCATCCCAGTGGGCTGTAAAGACCTGACAACTGAAAGCCTGCTGTCTTGCCATTGCTTGGTGCCGTAGCCCGCCACTGACCAGCCGCCAGCATTGCCGGCTTGTGGTTCTCCTTAAACCGTTCGCCGCAATGCTCACACTGATACTGCACATCATCTGGCCGCTTTGCATCCCACTTCAGCCGCGGCCATTGCAACCACTGCATACCACCGCAACTAGGGCATGGCACATAAAACCGCCGCTGATCGCTGCGCAAATACTCCGTCTCAATCCGGCTGAAATCCTTTACCGTAGGCGTGCTAGTAAGCAGGATCTTCCGACGAGCAAACGTCGTCGTCCGTCGTTCTGCCAGTGCAACTGGATCGCCCTCACCATCCACATCGCTCGGGAACGCATCTACCTCATCAGCAAACAAATATCGACACGGTGCAGACCGCAATCCAGTTGCACTATTCGCCCCGGTCAGCAGCATGATCCCGCCGCTGAACTCTTTGCTAAACATTGTGTTGCCTGAATCCCTTGCCCTGGCTGGTGCGATCTTTGCCGCCAGGCATGGCGTGTCGGTGATCATGCTTTCAAGCCGCTGCTTGCTAAGCCGCTTGGCCATCTCAACCGTGGGCTGTACGCACAACATCGGCCCTGGTGCGTGGTCAATTACATAGCCCAGCCAGTTGCTGCCGGCCTCTGTCTTGCCCGTCTGCGCCGCAAACATCATCACCACACGCTGCACTGGGCTGCTGCTGCTTAGGCAATCCATCGGTTCACGCAGGTATGGCGTCCGATTTGTGCGCCATGGTCCAGGCTCGGCGCTTGCTTTGCTGCTCAATTTCCGGTAACGATCCGCCCATTCGCTAACCGTCAATGGCTGCTCAGGTCGTAGACCCTCAAGAAATCCAGCTCGCCAAGGATTAGCCATTGCTCAATTCCACCAATGCTGCTCGGTGTTCATCGGTCAGCACCGCATGAATCCGTGCCGGATCCGTCTCACCTGCAAGCTGATGACTCAGCCGATCAGCCAAGTTGGCCAGTGCTTCACGCACACTTCGGCCCAAAGCAAACGCTTCCTTCTGCACATCAACAGCAGGCACCAGCTCTTTGCGTTTTAAATCCACTTCCAACTTGGCCAACTCCGCCTGGTAATGCTCACGTCTTGCCCTACTTTCATTGAGTTCTGGTATCTCATCATCAGGTAATCCCGCCACCTTCTGCCGTAATTCCCGCGCATCTCTTGGCGCTGGTGCTTCGATTGGGTCCGGTTTACTCACCTTGGCATTGTGCGTCGCCTTGGTATTACGGTTCCAAAGCTCTAATGCAAGGTCACGATCCAGCCAACGCTTGCCATCCTTCTCTACCACAGCTTCAGCAATGCGGGTTTTAGTGGCATGTGTCACAGCCGCTTTTGTGCAATCCTTGATGGCAGCAAATTCAGAAAATGTAACTAACAAAGTTAAGCAACGGCTAACCTTAGTTAACTGATCTTAAACAACGTTAAACCCCCTTGGCGTCGCTGTGGTTAGAAATCATTGAAAGTCATTGCAGCGCAAGGGTTTACAAGGTTTGGGCGCTGTCGCTAGCCAAAACGTGCGCGCGCGAACTACC